CGCACAAAAGATGGATGCGGCAATCGATCAGGAAAAAATTGCAGTCGCAAATCAAATCTTTAATGATGTCGATGAAGAAGAACTTGAAGCGGAAGCAGATGCGGATGCGGAAGAGGCTGCTACTGATGTAGAAACAGAAGACGATGATCTTACTGTTGAAGATGAGGAAGAAGAAGTAGAAGGTCATCCAGTTTAAATTGAAAATAAAAGATTTGATTTGTATAAATAAACGTAACAATAATACAACAGGTGTGTTCGAATGATAACTTTTAAAGAACTCCGTGAGGCGATGAAAAAAGGTATGCCAGCGGGCGACCACGTTTATGATAAAAAAATTAAAGGTCACGATTTGATGATACACAAGATAAAGGGTTCTAGACCTTTTGTAACATATATTGATATGGAAGAATTAGATAGGTTCAGAGATTTGAGTTCTGCCAAAAAAGCAGGCGAAGAATTCATCAAAGCAGCCAAAGGATAACAAATGAAATTAATTACAGAATACACAGAATCAGATGTGCAATGCCTCGTCGAAAAAGACGAAAAGGGTAAAAAGAAATACATCATTGAAGGTGTATTCGCACAAGCAGATATGAAGAATAGAAATGGACGTATCTATCCAAAACCTGTTATGGAACAGGCAGTGGCAACATACGTCGATCAACAAGTTTCCAAGGACAGAGCGGTTGGTGAGTTAAATCACCCAGAAGGGCCGACTGTTAACTTGGATAAAGTATCTCATAAGATTAATGAACTCAAGTTTGAGGGAAATAATGTTATGGGAAGAGCATCAATATTAGACACTCCAAATGGTCAGATCGTTAAAGGTCTGTTAGACGGTGGTGTTCAATTAGGTGTCTCGACTCGTGGTATGGGTAGTCTTGAAAACCGAAATGGCGCAATGATCGTCAAGGACGATTTTGTTCTTAATACAGTTGATATTGTACAAGACCCATCGGCACCAACAGCATTCGTTAATGGAGTTATGGAAGGTGTGGATTGGATCTGGAATAACGGCATTCTGGAAAGACAAGACATTGAAAAAATTGAGACTGAAATCAAGAAGGCATCACGTGCTGATCTCTATGAGACACAGGTACGTGAATTCAAAAATTTCCTCTCGTTAATGAAAAAAGCAATATAGGAGTCAAACATATGACTGATCAAGTAGAACAGGAAAGTGTTGAACTCGTTGAAGACGAGAACGAAGTTAGCGAAGCTAAAGGACACGATCCAAAAAACGCACCAGCAGACGCACTAAAGGCGACTGATGCTGCAGGGGATGTCGTAAAGAAAGCGGCAGAACCAAAGACTAAAGCAGGCATGGTCAACGCAATGAACATGAAAATGATGGCAATGAAAAAGGACGAGATGAAGTCCATGTATGCTGCCTATCATGGTCAAAAAGAATCTGTGGAAACAGAGGAAGAAGCAATAGTGGAAGCAGACAATACTGCCGACATTAAAATCGACTTCTCTGACGACATGAAAGCATTAGTCGAATCTGAAGCAACCCTTTCTGATGAGTTCAAAGAAAAGACAGCAGTTATCTTCGAAATGGCAGTAAAAACAAAACTGTCCGAAGAAATTGATAAATTGGAAGAGAACTACAAATCAGAACTCAATGAAGAAATCAACAAAACCAAAGAAGAATTGGTTGAAAAAGTTGATGGATATCTTAACTACGTAGTCGAAAACTGGATGGAAGAAAATAAAGTTGCAGTACATAACGGTCTTAGAACCGAGATTGCAGAAAACTTTATGGGCAAAATGAAAGATCTATTCGTAGAATCTTACATCGAAGTACCAGACAGTAAAGTAGACCTAGTTGATGATCTTAATGAACAAGTTGAAGAACTTGAAGATCAACTCAACACAACAACTGGTAAAATGATTGCAATGACCGAAGAGTTGGAATTGTTCAAACGCTACGAAGTAGTACGTGAACATGCCAATGGTCTTGCCGAAACTGAAGTTGAAAAACTCGCTTCTCTTGTAGAAGATATTGATTTCGAAGATGAAGAATCTTTCTCATCGAAAGTAAAAATCATCAAAGAAAATCATTTCAAGAAAGCAACCGTCGAAACTCAAGTAGAAGAAATTGAAGAAGGAACTGCACCTGTAGATACAGACGTTGTTTCATCTATGGATCAATATCTAACTGCTTTGAAAAAATCCATTAAGTAATAGGAGCAATTAAAAATGGAAACATATGATCGTTTAGTCGAAAAGTGGTCACCAGTATTGAACGAAGAGTCTGCTGGTACTATTAAAGACGCTCACAGAAAAGCGGTAACTGCCGTTATTCTTGAGAACCAAGAGCGCGCCTTCCAAGAAGAAGCCGCACAAAACACTAACATGTTGACTGAGGCAGCACCTGGCAACAGTACTTCTTCAGCAGCAAACTGGAACCCAGTTCTAATCTCACTTGTACGACGTGCGCTACCTAACATGATGGCATACGACGTTTGTGGTGTTCAGCCGATGACAGGCCCAACAGGTCTTATCTTCGCGATGAAATCACGTTACGGTACTGGTTCTACATCTAACGATGAAGCACTATACAACGAGGCAAACACAACTTGGTCTGGTGACTCATCTACTGCACAGTCTACTGGCCCATCAGGTCTATCAGGCTTGCTCGATGACTCCGCTGGTGGTGGTACACCAACACGGACTGTTGACTCATCTATCGATGACTCAAGAACTGGCCCAACACAGGCAGGTGGTATGCCAACAGGCGACGCCGAGGGTCTTGGATCTTCTTCAGTCGATCCTAACTCTACTTTCAACGAGATGGGCTTCACAATCGAAAAAGCGACTGTGACTGCAACATCACGTGCATTGAAAGCGGAATACTCTCTAGAACTTGCACAGGATCTAAAAGCAATCCACGGTTTGGATGCTGAAACAGAATTGGCAAACATCTTGTCAACTGAGATTCTTGCAGAGATCAACCGAGAAGTTATTAGAACAATCAACGCACAAGCGAAAACTGGTGCATTGACTAATAACACTGCAATTAACGGTATCTTTGACTTGTCAACAGATGCTGATGGTCGTTGGAGCGTTGAACGCCTCAAAGGTCTAATCATGCAGATCGAAAGAGAGTCTAACGTAATCGCCAAAGAAACACGTAGAGGAAAAGGTAACTTCATTATCTGTTCTTCCGACGTTGCTTCTGGTCTTGCCGCTTCTGGTATGTTGGACTACACTCCAGCAATGAGCACAAACTTGAACGTTGACGACACTGGTAACACATTTGCTGGTACTCTTAACGGACGTACAAAAGTTTACATTGACCCATATGCGTCAGTAGACTACTGTAACGTTGGTTATAAAGGTACTAACCCTTATGACGCTGGTGTATTCTACTGTCCATACGTACCACTAACTATGGTTCGTGCGGTTGGTGAAAACACATTCCAACCAAAAATCGGGTTCAAAACTCGTTATGGTATGGCTTCAAACCCATTTGTTGGATCTACACCAAGTTCTGGTCTTGCAACAAGCAAAACCAACCAGTACTACCGTATCTTCCGCGTGGACAACATCCTCGCATAGTATACATAAAGAGATGGGTTAACCATCCTATAATATCACCATAATAGGTGACAACTGAGGGGGAGAGATCCCCCTCTTTTTTTTGTGTGATTTTTGTCACACTTTCCTTTGTTTTCAAAATAAAATGCAAAAAACGTAAATTAGGCCTTGCAACTAGTCGCATTATAGTCTATGATATTAGTATATCAAGAGAGAAAAGGAATCACTTATGGTAATCGTCGGAATAAAAGCTATGGATTGTACAGGAACACAAACTTTTTTAGACTACGTTAATTCGTTTTATGGACGTGACGGAATTTATCGTTTGATGAAAAACGGTATGTGGGCAACCAAAACAGATATTCATGCTGCGATTTGTAAAACAGAGTTTACTTTAGATGAAGGTACTTTCTGTGGAGACTCAATTGACCGCGAAGCGGTTCGTACAACTTTAGAAGAAAATGGATTTTCAGAGGAAGGATTAGTATAATGGGTTTGAATATTTCAGTATACAGTAACAGTGATACATATGATTGTACTCTTAATGGAGTTACAAGTCGATATGACCAGTTATGTGTAGTAAACGTAGAAGGGCCTGATTCGCCCAGCGCGACTGCCCCTGCCGTTAATTTGGTAAAAGGCAATTTGCCTGGCATTGCAAAGATTGTTCCAGAAGAAGCTGGAAAAAAATGGGTTATGTTTGGTGGTAATTATGCCGCCACTAGTGACAGTCGCTTTACTCAGGCGGTAGAAAAAATAACAGGGAATCCCCATAGTGGTGCGGTTCCTGTACATGATCGTGTGGAAGGATAAAACATGTATGTAGTCGAAACTCAAGTTCTCGAAAATTATGGCGCTCATTGTAATGATGGTAAGTTTTCCAATGGTAATGCCTACTGGAAAATGAAGGGTGGTGACACCTATATCGTTAACGATCTCGAACGTATGCAAGATGCTACTGCATATGTAATGGCCGCTCATGGTTCCAATGAAATTTCTTGGAAGGAATATCCTTGTCACACTCAAACTCTCTCGGAGTGGTATGAGTACCTTGATACCTTGGATCAAGATCACAAGGAATTTCTGCTAAAAATAGCGAAACGTGTTTCGCCTAAATGGCCTGGAAATGAAAAATCTTTTCGATTAGGGGGTTGACACGAAACTAGGTTATGAGGTATCATAAGTGAAAATCTACTCTTAGCTCAGCAGGATAGAGCAAGTGCCTTCTAAGCACTAGGTCATAGGTTCGAATCCTATAGAGTAGGCCACGGAGATTAGCGCAGTCTGGTAGCGCATCTGCTTTGGGAGCAGAGGGTCACAGGTTCAAATCCTGTATCTCCGACCAATTACCAAGATAAATCCTTATAAATAGAGTTATAGCAATAGGATAGATTTATGGCAACCACAACATCAACGCTTCAACAAAGAAACTTCTTGCAACCAAACGGTTATCAGTTGTCGATATTCCGTGACAGATTTCCTAATATCGAATTCTTTGCACAGAGAGTATCACATCCAACACTGACAATGAATCCAACTTTGGTTAGTTTTAAAAGAACTGATGCAAAATTTATTGGGGATACACTGGAGTTTGGTGAACTGAACGTAGAAGTTTTGTTAGATGAACAAATGCAAGTATATACAGAGATCAAGTCTTGGATGGAGTCTCTTGTAAACGAGAAGGTTAAGACACCCAGTGAGGCTCAAACTGGACTTGGAAATGCAGCACTGGCAGATCTACCAGAATACGATATCAGATTATCTATTCTTAATAGTAATAATAATGCAATAAAGAAAATACTATATAAATCATGTTTTCCTATTTCACTTGGAAACGTTGAATTTGCGGCATCGGTGGGTGCAATTGAATATGTGGTGTTGCCTGTAACGTTTGCTTACACAACATTCACGGTAGAATAAATGAAAGTATATTATGGACATAAAGAAAATCCTAGAGCTCTGGGAAGAAGATAGTAAAATATCTGGAACTTCGTTAGACGAAGATTCGCGTAAAACTCCACAACTACATGCAAAGTATCTTGGGTATCTTGCGGATGCAAAGATGCAGAAAACTCGTGCAGAGATGCAACAGAAGTCTTTGTTGAAAGATAAGTGGTTATACTACAACGGTAAGATGGATAAAGACGAAGTAGAGTCTAGGGGTTGGGATTACGATCCACTAGATGGTAAAATCGTGATGAAAGGTGATATGAACAAATACTACGACGCAGACCTAGACATACAGAAGTCTGAGGAAAGGGTTGTGTATTGGAAAACTGTGTGCGAAACTCTTACTGAGATAGTCAACAATCTAAACTGGCGTCACCAGACGATTGGTAATATGATTAGATGGAAGATGTTTGAGAGCGGATCTTAAGCGCCCCAATTATTACCATCGGAATCTGTAGAAGCGCTGTGTCTAATCATTCTACGAAGATACTCAACTGTTCTAAACGGGCCGTCGATAGATAATTTGATCATTTCATCTCTATAGTTCATATACTGATCTGCATCATCCCAAACAGCTGTACGATAGATATGTTGATCGGCTGCATTAAAATCAAAATATGTTGCCGCATCTAATATTGTACCAACTGCACTTCTCATATTCAAGAACTCTGAACTTGCCTCATCAGAATCTACAATATTATTAAGTATATCAGCGTGTGATGTATAACCACTTTTAACGATCTGATGTATAAAATCAGAATCATTATTATGATCGTCAGATGAACTTGATGTAAATTTGTCAACTACCGTATGTGCCATTTCAATCCTCTTGTTTATTGTGTTATTTATACGTTTTTTATTCTCTGATTGTATCTAATGTAGTGCAATGATGTCCACCGAGAAGATATCTACCATGTGGAAGTTTGACTCCTATAGTTTCAATACCCACTTGATTTAGTTTTTCACGTATTGTATATTGATCTGGATCACATATCACCAACTCTGGATTGATACTCAGAATATTTAAAGCCATCCACTTAGTAGAAATCTGAGGCGTGATAGTATGCATATCTTTTATGTCATCTTTTGAGATCCACAATTTATCCCAGTTTTCCATGAACGAAGGAATTGTCTCTTCTGTAACTCTTTCACTGTTCAACATCACCAATCCTTCTCGGAGTGGTACAATTGTAGAATCTATATGACTTCCATGATATACAGTCTTAGGAACGGTGGTAACTCGGTACTCGTTACCTAACACATTTTGTAACCATCTTGCACCAGCGAAGTTACCAGTAGAACTTACAAGATATAATATGTCATTGTTACAACGCATGACGTTTGCGGCGTCAAACATATAATCTGATTCTATATCAGGAAATGTGATATACGATCTACCAGTCAAGTGTGGTAACAGTGCCTCCTGTTCCATCATACGATCCTTTAGATGCATGGGAGAACAAATAACTTTATCACCGATAATTAGAATACTGTCTCTTGGTGAGTAACACCCGAACCCATTTCTTTCACGATAGTTTATCTCGTCAGGGCGAAGTACTTTGACACCTTCGTTTTCGAGAACTTTTTTGAAAGATTTGAGTGCATTATTAGTTTGATATATAATAGAGTTGGGAACTTTACCATTAGGTGCGTTTTTAAATTTAGAACGAAAGTCTTCCGTGTCTGGCCAGTTCATATGATCGGCAGTACCTAAGATCACCTCTTTTAGAGTATCCCATTCGTTATTGGAGTTTATAGGTATCATGGACAACCTTACTGTTAAAAATTTAAATCACAGTGTTTTGCGTGTAGAATGTGATCATGGAATTGCAAATGAATTGAGTGACTTCTTTTCTTTCTATGTTCCTGGCTACAAATTCATGCCCGCTTATAAAAATCGCGTATGGGATGGTAAGATCCGTCTGTTCGATGTGCGTACAAACGAATTACCTGTTGGTCTGTTTCCTTTTTTAAGAGAGTTCGCGAAACCTCGGAACTATCCTGTTATTGTAGAACACGACAAATTCTATGGTAGTCCAGATGCAACTAACGGTATAAACCCTGATTCTGTATTGGAGTTCATAAAAAATGAACAACTCATGTCGAGAGGATCGCCCATCAAGGTCAGAGATTATCAGTTTGAGGCAATCTGCGAAGCATTGCACAAGAAACGATCTGTATTAGTATCACCAACTGGTTCTGGTAAATCCTTAATTATATATATCCTAATTAAATACTATTTAGGAATGTTGAACGGTCACCGTGGATCTAAGAAGGTTTTAATTATTGTACCGACTACCTCATTGGTACAACAGATGTATAACGACTTTGAAGACTATGGTATGCTGGTCGAGAATGGTTGTCACAAGATCTACTCAGGGAAAGATAAAGAAACCAACAAGGGAGTTGTAATTTCTACATGGCAGTCTATATACAAACTACCAGCCAAATGGTTTGAAAAATTCGGGTGCGTAATAGGTGATGAGTGTCATGGGTTCAAGTCTAAATCTTTGACAACCATTATGAATAAATGTAGGGAAGCAGAGTATAGGTTTGGTACGACAGGTACACTCGACGGTACACAGACACACGAACTGGTATTACAGGGGTTATTTGGAAAGATATATAATGTAACAACAACAAAGAAGTTACAGGACAATAACACACTTTCTAAACTAGATATAAACATACTATTACTAACATATCCAGAAAAAATCCGTAAAGAGTTTGGTAAAAAAGATTATCACGACGAACTGGATTTTATTGTCAAACACGAAGGAAGAAATAAGTTAATTAAGAATCTTGCACTGGATCTCAAAGGCAACACACTCGTCCTATTCCAGTATGTCGAGAAACATGGTAAACCACTATTTGAATTGATTAGAAATGCGGCCGATGATGAAAGGAAAATATTTTATGTATCAGGTCAAGTCGAAGCCTCAGACCGAGAAGTCATTAGAGGAATTGTTGAATCTCAGAAGAACGCCGTTATTGTCGCGAGTCTTGGCACGTTTTCAACGGGCATCAATATTCGCAATCTTCATAATATTATTTTCGCTAGTCCTTCTAAGTCTCAGGTGAGAGTATTGCAGTCGATAGGTAGAAGTCTAAGAAAGAGTGACGATGGCAGTGACGCAACACTATATGATATTGCAGACGATCTACATTGGAAGTTAAGAAGAAACTTTACATTAACTCATTCTGAGGAAAGAATAAAGATTTATGCAAAAGAACAATTTAGTTATAAAATCCATGAGGTAAAACTATGAGAGATATAAAACAGATAAAACTCACTACTGGTGAGGAATTAGTTTGTGACGTTCTTGAGCTGATAGAAGACGAGTATGCAGAGGCAATGGTTGTTACAAACTGTCTAACCATTTTATGTCAAGAAGATCGTAAACGCGAAATCCGTTGGTATACCTTTAGACCGTTTATGTTGCATCAAGACGCAGATCAACAATTAGTTATAAACACTCAAAACATAGTATGTCTAACAAAACCAGCAAAGGGTGTACTTGATTACTTTAATACATACTTAGACAATTTCAGAAAAATAAAGAAAGAAGAAGAAGACTTCGTTAGAGAAAATATGGATGTCACGTTCTCAGACGACGATTCTGATCTAAATAATCTGATTCGTTTTCCAGGCCCTAAACCAGACAGAGTACATTGACCCACCGCAAAAAACCTTAATTTATTATACAGGAGATTCGTTATAGAGTCAACCCCATAAACTTTTTTATTTAACCTGTAGACTTTTCCTCAGAACTGTTGTATAATAACAGTAATATATGCTAGGAGTATATGATGAAACTAAAACCAAAAGAGAAACCGCATTACGTAAACAATGCAGACTTCTCACAAGCAGTCGTAGAATACTGCAAAACTGTAATCGAAGCAAAAGAGACAGATGACCAATTACCAATTGTAACAGACTACATTGCATCATGTTTCCTAAAGATCGCAGAAGGATTATCCCATAAGTCAAACTTCATACGGTATACGTACCGAGAGGAGATGGTTATGGATGCAGTAGAGAATTGTCTAAAGGCAATTGAGAACTACAACATAGAAGCCGCAACACGTACAGGTAAACCAAACGCATTTGCATATTTTACGCAGATCGCATGGTTTGCGTTTCTACGTCGTATTGCCAAAGAAAAGAAACAACAAGACATTAAACAGAAGTGGATCTCTCAATC